ATGAAATTAACACACACCAAAATCAGGAATCTTTCCCAGCCGGGCAGGTACACCGACGCCGCAGGGTTACACCTTCGCGTGAACAAGGGCGGCTCCAAGGTCTTCATTCTCCGCAAGGTAGTGCGGGGAAAAAGGAAAGATATACCGCTCGGGCAATGGCCCGATCTCACCTTGGCCGAAGCGAGGGTGAAGGCCTCTGAACTGCGCCTTTCGATCCTGCAAGGCGAATTCAAGCAAGAGAGAAAACGCGAGACGCCGACATTCAGGGAAGCGGCGGCGGAAGTGTACGACCTCTACAAGCCGCGCTGGAAAAATGAAAAGCACACAAAAAATTGGTGGCAATCGATGGAAAAATACGCCTTCGCTTCTATAGGCGATATGCGAGTGGATGAAGTAGCACGGGCGGACATTATCAGAATCTTAAAGCCGATCTGGGTGAGCCGTGCGGAGCGAGCGCGGAGACTACGCCAACGGATGCGATCTGTTTTCAGGTGGTGCGAGGGCAACGATTACATTTCATCGAATCCATGCGGCGAAGGGCTGGACGGCGTACTGCCACAGGTACCACGTTCTCAAAATCGTTTCCGTTCGCTTCCCTATCAGGAACTTCCCGGAGCCTTGGCGAAGGTGGAAGCATCGGGTGCCAGCTTATCGGCGAGGCTTTGTTTCCAGTTTCTCGCTCTCCTCGCTCTCCGGTCAGGCGAGGCAAGGAATTTGACGTGGAACATGGTCGATGAGGAGCGAGCCTTGCTCATCATTCCGGGAGAGTCGATGAAGATGAATCAGGAATATCGCTCGCCCTTGAGCGATGAGGTTCTCAGCATACTCGCAAGGGCGCGGGAACTCGGCGATGAGGGCCTATGCTTCCCAAGTCCGCACGGGCGCGAGCGTCCGCTTTCGGATATGTCCTTGATGGCGATGCTCCGCCGCGTCGGCCTTCGGGAGCGCATGACGGCGCACGGATGCAGGCACTCCTTCAAAAGCTGGGCGAGCGAACAGGGCTACGACTGGCAACTCTCAGAACTGCAGCTTGCGCATCGACTGCCGGGACTTCAGGAGGTCTACATGACGACCGACCTACTCGATAGGCGCCGCGAAATGATGGCCGCGTGGGGAAAATTTTTGGCCGAAAATTGAGAGGCTTAGTAAAATATCTTCAATCGAAGCGGTTGATTTTCCTTCCGCTGTAATTTTCACCACACAAAGTTAAAGAAATAATACTAACAATATCAATGACTTATGAGATATTTTTTGTTGACACTTCGTGTCGCTTCGCATATCATCGCGCTCATTATGTTGATCTCAGCGAACGAAATTGCAAAAAGAATCGGCGTCCACCGGCAGACCTTGTACAAGTGGCTGAATGACTCAAGGAGCGATTTTCCACGTCCCTATAAAATCGGCATCGGGCCGACTGGCTACGTTCGCTGGGACGAGGATGAGGTCAAGCACTGGATCGAATCTAGGCGGGTGGGAACAGATCCCGCCGAGGATAAAATGACGGCATAATAGAAAATCGCCGCGTCGTAGGGTTGCAGCCCTCGGCGGCGATTTTCAGAAAATGGAATGATGCGAACCTACCACAAAGAAAAATCAAATTCAACATTTACATTACAGAATCAGCCCCCGGCGCCTTTGCGCGTCCGGGGCGTTTTTGTTTGTTCGCCGGTGCAGGGAAGCTCTGCACGTGACGCGCGCGAAGCCGACGCGGTAGCACTAAATATCGGCGAGCCGAGCCGTAGCAAGCGAGGCGTGACAATTCCGGGCGCTACTGGAAACCACCCCGTCGGGCTTTGCAACCCGGCGACCTTGTATCCCGGTGCGCCGCCTTCGGGCGGCAAATGGCAAATGTTTGGCCGTGAGGCAGCGCACGTCTGGGGTTGATGGCCTGGGCGTGGCCTCGTCGGGTGGCGAGGAAAGGGACCGGATTACGCGGTTGCCATGGTGGCAACTCCCCATCATCCGGGGAAAAGGCAGACGGGGAAAGCAATAGTCCCACTGCCTTTAGCGGAAAGGGTTTTCTTGTGCCCGAAACCCGGATTCGTGAAATTATTTTCATGAAAATAATTATTTCGCGCCGCAATGACGCGGCACGATGACAAGGAGGGCAGACCGATCAAACGGATAGATGAAAAGCACGTGGTCAACGAAAAGGTTGTTTCATATTTGGTGAAGACGCACGAAAACAGGACCCGCGTTTTCTTCGTGGGTGGTCATGGCATCACGCTGGAAATGAGCATGGCCGAGGTCATGGACAAGCTGGGCTACGGCGGCAGGTAGGCGGCGGGACCCTGCCAGTGATTCGGCGAATCCCGTACGAACCGACGGAGAAACCGTCTGTGTAAAATTAGGACCCCCCTGCAGGGCGGCCATTAGTGAAACGCGACCGCCCGCGTCAGCAGTATATCGCCGCCCTGCAGGGCCTCAAGTAAGCTCCACAAGGATTCTCTCGAACGCGGCAACTTCCGGGGGATCGTCGGGGCGGTGGTGGTCCAGGTGGCATGCCCGACACCAAACCTTGCAATTCTCGGGATCGTAAATTAAGCGCAGGCGCTCGGCTTCATCCTTCGCCGTGTTGATCTCTACAGGGTGATGAATCTCGAAACGCGCAACCCGCCCGCATTTCTCGCAACGCCAGCCCGCCGCATCAATCAGCGAACGCCGAAAGCGCGCCCACCGGGGCGAACGCATGGGGGCGTGGTGGCGGCTCACTACGTCATGCCCAAATAAACCGGCCCTCGTGGCCGCGAGGCGAGGCGCTGCCACGCCCCAGCCCCGAGAATCAGCGCGGCGGCCACGTCATCGCGCCCGCAGTTATTCACGTTCTTGATCATCCGCACGTTGCCGCTTTTATCGTTCTCCACCTTGGCGACTTGAAGGCTGGCCGTAAGCAAGGCGGCACTCTCCGGGGCCACGCTCAAAGGGCCGTCGGCGACAAGGCGACGTAGGGCCCGGATATCTTCGGCGGATTCACTCCACAACGTGCGGCGAAATTCGATTGCCGCCCGGTGTTCGGTTGCGTCAAGCAGGCGAGGCGCCGCGAAGCGATCCGCCACGATATGGGCGGGCCAGCCCCACGATTCGAGAACGAAACCCCAGAGAAGGGCGGGCGGCGGGTAGGCCAAACCATCGGCAACGCGAAGGCGGCCGGCATCCACCAAGGCTTGATAACGGCCCCGTTGAACACGATCTCTTCGCTCTTGATCGGCGATATCGGGAAGGCCGGGGGCGTATGCAATCGCCTCACACCTACCGGACGGCCACAGCGCCACCGCGGCACTCCATGCCCGGTTTGCGCCAAGGTCGAGACCTACGATCGGTGCCTCGCCTTCGGTTGGCGCGGGCGTTCTTTTCAGGGCGGCCCGCCACTCATCCGGTCGCAACAAAATGCGGTTTTGATCCTCGCTTGGGAGATTCAATCTGTATGACAAAAACCGGGCTTTCAATCGTGGATCGTGGCGAGCTTCCGCCCGCTCAATTTTCAGCTTTTCGCGCAACTCGGGAAAGTGTTTTGCCAGTGGATTGACGCGCAGAATTTCCGGCCATTGATCCCACCGCTCGGGGTCGCCTTGCAAGCAAACCGCGTGAACGTGCGGCGCATGATTCACCCCGGTGGCCAGTCCATGCCACCAGTGACTTTCATCCGTCGCCATGGGAGCCAAGGTTCCTATGTAGATCGCCCGCAAGGGACTGCCCGGTTTCCCCATGGCCGTCTCAATGGCGTCATGTAGCAACTGCCCGCCGTTGATCTCCCAGCTTCCCGGCTCATCCGCCACCACAAGGGGCGTATTCACCAGACCCATGGCCGTCTTTCCGTTCGACCCCACAACGCGCAACCGCCCGCCCTTTTGCTTCGTGATGCCCGCCCTCGTGGCGCTGTCGATATAGCGGTATCCCGCCTCGCCAAGCATCGACCGGACGAAGCGAAAAACGATCCTCGCCTGTTCGATTGACGCGGCCATGAGCACGATTTCTTCATGGGGCGCAATCGACTGGAGCGCGTCGGCACATATCCGGGCGGCCAGCCATGACTTGCCATTTCCTCGTGGGAGACTCAGCGCCGCCGTCATGGTCGTGGGGGACGTCGCCGCCTTGATGAACCTGCGCTGAAATGGGAACAACTCCATGGATCGGATCTCCTTGTGCAATTATTCACAAGGGCATGTTATCATGTTTGAAATTGAAAGCTGGAGGGGCGAGAAATCCGCCCCTCTTTTTTTTTCCACCACCAAGGAGATCGCAAAATGACCGCAGGCCAAAAGCTGGCGCTTCGCGCCTCAGAAATCCGATCCCGCCTCGCCGAACTCGCCGACCTGGACGAACAGACGGACGAAACCAGATCGGAAATTTCCACGCTTCGCAACGAATATAAAGACGTGGAGACCAGGGCGCAGGCGGCCATGATCGCCGAAGATGAACCCGTGGTAACCCGCCACCGCAACGATGCCGAAGGGCGCGAAATGCGGGGCCTCATCGAGCGGTGCAACGTGGGGGAAATCTTCGCCGCCACACTCGAAAACCGCAGCATGACCGAAGGGCCCGAGCACGAGCTACAAAAGCATCACGGCCTTAACTCAAACCAAATTCCGCTTGCCTTGCTGGAAACGCGGGCCGTCACCCCGGCGCCTTCCGACGTGGCCCAGACGCAGAGCGAGATCGTCCCGTACGTTTTCCCGCAGGCTTGCGCCGCTTTCCTCTCGATTGATCAACCGACCGTCGGCGTCGGTGAGGCGGTTTTCCCCGTGCTCACTTCGGAGCTTTCCGTCGAAGCCTTGGCGGAGAACGGCGGCGGGACGGAAACGACCGGCGCATTTTCCGCCGACGTACTTTCCCCCTCGCGCTTGCAGGCCAGCTTCTTCTACAGCCGAGAGGATCGGGCGCGCTTCCGGGGGATGGACGAATCGCTCCGCCAGAACTTGAGCGATGGTCTGGCGGACGGGCTGGACAAGGCGATTCTGGCGGGAACCAACGGGCTTCTCACCGGGACGAATCTACCCAACAACAACGTCAACGCCGTCACCGACTACGCCGCCTATATCAAGGAATTTGGATATGGCCGGGTGGAGGGACGATACGCCAGCATGACGGGCGACCTCCGGGCCGTCATGGGCGCGGCGACTTACGCCCACGCGGGCGCGACGTACCGGAACAACTCCGTCGACCGCAACGCCGTGGATCGCCTCATGGAAATCACCGGGGGCGTCAAGGTCTCGGCTCACGTGCCGGCCGTCGCCGGGAACAAGCAGAACGCGATCGTGCGGCTCGGTGCGCGTAGGGATATGGTCGCGCCGGTTTGGGAAGGTGTCACCATCATACCGGACGAAGTGACCAAGGCATCTACCGGCCAGATCGTGATAACGGCGGTCATGCTTTACGCGGTCAAGATTCTCCGCACGGCGGGCTTCCACAAGCAGCAGACCCAACACGCCTAGAAGGGGCCGGGCCATGACAGATTTTCCGGTCTACCTGGGCGGTCTTGAAATTCGCCAACGGGGCGGCGCTCGTGTTCTATCCGGGCGCTTCCCTTACGGCAAACTCGCCACCACGAGCAACACGGGCAGACGCCGAAAAGAGCGCATCCGCTCCGGGGCCTTCCGGTATCAGGTGAAAGAATTTGATCGCGTTCAAGAAGAACTGCAGGGCCTTATGGCCGAAGGTGCGGATCAAGTGCGCATCGAGGCGGCGCAGGAAACGCTTGAGCGTCGCAATATCCACATTCTACACGGACACGATTTCAACAAACCGCTCGGGGATCGCCTTCGGGGAACTGCCCGAGTCATCGAGGATGATGCCGCCGTTGCCTTCGAGGTCGATCTACCGGATGAAAATCTCATGCCCACCTACATGGCCGACGCGGTGAAGGAAATCGAGATCAACCGGGCCGGGGGAATAAGTCCCGGTTTCAACGTGGGGCCACGCGGTGGCGAGCGCCTTGTCCGGGAGCCTTCGGCCCTTGGTGATGCCGACGTGCGCGAAGTAACCGACGCGGTGCTTTTCGAGCTTTCGATTGTCTCCCGGCCGGTCTATGCGCAAACCGATCTAAGCCTTCGGGGCGACGCCGTACACGGCGAGGATAAGCATATTCACGGGGGGGCCATAGGTTGGCTATAACGCTCACCATTGACGAACTACTGCCCGCCCTACGGATGGGCGGGAGCACCGAGGAAAGGGCCGAAGTAACCCGGCTTCTCGCCTATGCGACGGCGGCGATCGAGCAGCACCTGGGCGACGCATACGCCACGACGCCCGAAGTGGTGCTCAACGAAGCGGCGATTCGCCTTTGCGGATATCTCTTTGATAAACCCTATGCGAACGGAGGCGTCGCATTCGCCAACGCGCTCCAAAATAGCGGCGCGGCGGCCATCCTGCTGCCCTACCGCGTGCACCGGGCCGGTAGCGTTTCGGATGCCGAAGCAACGGAAAACACGCCAAGCGTCGGCGGCCTTCGCGAGATCGGTATGGAAGTGGTCACAATCACCGAAACCGCCACGTGGACGGCGACCACGCTGCCCGTCCCGACTTCGGAAATCGCCGGCATATTGACGCGCGACCCGGACGGAAACGAAACCCCGATCAACCTGTTCCGAACCGAAACGCTCGGCGGATCCGCGGTCATCGGCGACCCGAGCGGACAAGGTACGGGCGAGTATTCCATTGCTACGGATTCGGGCGGCGTCGTGGTCTTTTCTTCTTTGGCGCTCGGCGACCACGTTGTACGTCTTTACGAGGTACAAAATGCCTTTGGATAGACGGATCACCCTCACCATTACCGACGCCCAAGACGACGTGCTTGAGCTTTACTTGTGGGCCGAAGAACAGAGCGCGGGATCATCGGATATCGAATCGGGCGGCGTGGTCCGGACTTCGGCGGTGCAGAATTTTCTTGTCCGCCATGATGAACGAATTGCAAGGGCGGCGGTCTCGCAACTGGCAATCCGGGACCGCTTCGGCCACGCTTGGCAAGTCGATTCGGTTTCCTTGTCGAATGCGCGGGATCGGTTTATTTCCATACAGGCGATCCGCGAAGTAACGGACATCGTTGACGTTGACCCCGGCGACCAGGCGCCGCCCGCCTTGACGTTCACCCAAGGGGCGGCGCTCTTTGATTCCGGCTCCCGGGAATGGCGGTGGTTTGTTTCTCAGGAAGTAGCGCCCGACGCCTACCAGGGCGAACTCTACGACGTGGAGAGCACCCCCGATATTGAGGGCGGCATATTCGCTTCGTGGAATCCCGACGCTGATATAGACTTGCAAATCTTCATCAACCGGGCCGACGTGCAGGACTACTCTTTCGGCGAGCAAGTCATAAGACTACCGGCCACGGAACTGACAACCGGCCACCTGTTCGTTTTCTTCTACGATGACAACTTGAGAAGCAACCCGGACGCCGCCACGTTCGCGCCCAGGGGGGACGCCTGACCATGCCCATGACGGCAAGAGCGAGCGGCGGCGGTTTGCGGATCAATTTCAACACGAAGGGCGGACGCAAGCTCCAAAAGTTTTTGAGACTTGCCGAGGATACGGCGCGTCAAAAAGAAATCTCCGCTCGGGCCACGGCCAGGGTGCTACGGCGGCGCCTCATCCCCCAGCTAAAGTCTCGTGTCCCGAACCGGACGGGCAAGCTGGCCAACTCGCTCCGCCTACAGGAAACACGGGATAACGTCCAGCTTCGGGGCGTGTTCTACGCAAGGATGGTCCGGTTCCCAAAGGGCGAATTAAACCAAAGCGTGGCGTCTGTTGCATTCGAGATCATTGATAAATCGCGGCGGGAAATAAAGGCAGAAATCCGGCGCGAAATCAGACGGGAGCTTTCAATATGATCAACGGCTTGATGCGCCGCCTTGGCTATGAGAAGCGAATGGCGGATTCGTCTTATACCGACGCCCTGGTCGCCGCCATCACGGCGAACGCCCGAGGCGAGCAAACCGCCTTCCCGACGGCAACGGCCGCCCTTGAAGCGTGCGCCGGACTGGTAGGTAGATCATTCAGCGCGGCGGAGATCAAAAACGCGCCCGACCACGTGGGCGAAGCCTTGACCCCGGACGTGCTGAACATGATCGGGCGGAGTCTCATCCGCAAGGGTGAAATTATTTTCGGCATCGAGATCATGGGCGGCCAAGTGAAACTATGGCCGGCCGCTTTCCATGACGTGGACGGCGAACACGATCCCGCCTCGTGGCGCTACAGGTTGAACCTTGCCGGGCCGGATTTTCAGCACACTTGGAACATGACGCCCGCCGATATGGTGGCGCATTTTCAGTACGCCCGCGATCCCGAAACGCCTTGGCGCGGCGTCGGTCCGCTTCAAGTGGCCCAACTGGCCGGGCGGCTATCCGCCGAAACCGCCGCCGCCCTTGCGGATGAATCCGGCGGGCCCCGCGGTAGCTTCATGCCGACGGTGAAAGACGGAAAAGACCCGACGCAAGCGAAGCTGCGCGGCGACGTGAAAGTCGCAAAGGGATCAATGCTTTTCGTTGAAACCATGGCCGCCGCCCTTATGGGAGGGACGGCTCCGCCTTCGGGCGACTGGATGCAAAAGAGATTCGGAGCTGCTCCGCCCGACGCCCTGGTCAACTTGCTCACCAAGGCGGGCCACGAAGTCATGGCGGCATGCGGACTCAATCCGTCCCTATTCACCAACGAAGGCGAAACCGCCGCCCGTGAGGCATGGCGTCAAGCCTTGTTCGGAACCATCGCGCCGCTCGGGCGGATCGTGGAAACCGAACTACGCCGCAAGCTGGACGCGCCCGATCTGAAACTCGACTGGAAAGAACTCCGGGCCAGCGACCTACAGGCCAGGGCGCGAAGTTTTAAGAGCATGGTCGACGGCGGGAAATCCGCCGACGAAGCGGCGGCCCTATCAGGTCTGCTTCTCGATGAGGAGGGTTGAACATGGCATACGAAGCGCCTTGGTCGCCGTTTCTCGATCAGCTGATATTGAGCAACCTGGAGCGTCCCACCTGCTCATGGCAGCACATCGCCCAAAAGATTAACAGGTCACCCGCCGCCGTGAGGGCGCGGGCCGCCCTGCTACGCGAGCGGCGCGAATGCGCTGTTGCCTTGGCCGTGCATGGTAACCGCCTAGAACATGATGAGACCCCGCCGCCCGGATGCGTCGATTGA